ATGGGGAGACCAAAATTTGGTTTTCCCCCTTTTTTTTTATATCTTTGCCAAAGTTAAACAATAAACTATTTGAGAAATGAATAACAACGAAAGTAAAATTTGGGAAAAATTCTATGGCAAAAAGGTCTGTTCCGAGAATTTGAACATAGAGGGTTTTAAGAAACCAATTCCTTTTGATATTTACGATGGTCATGCAATTTGCGAGAATTACAAAGGACATCGTTTTGACATGGTTTATCCGCAACTCAAAGCCGTTAAGGATAGTAAAGAGTTATCGGATGCAGTTATAGAGTACATAGGTGAGATTTCTGATAAAGAGGAAATTACAGTCATTCATGTGCTTATGGCATTTAACACCTTATATAAAGATGGTGTAGAGATTAAGCCAAAAGAGTAACAAACTATTATAAATTCAAAAGAAAATAAACATCATGCACAAATATACCATACAAATGAATTATAATGCTTCTATCGTTGTTGAGGTTTTAGCCAATGACGAGGGCGAAGCACTTGATAAGGCGAGAGACAAAGCCGAGGACGCTGATATTCGTCAGTTTACAATCGGCAGTGAAAACGAATCAAAGATACTTAGAGCAGACTAAGTTTTTTCATAGTTTTTTATTGTTTTATGTTAGTTGTTCCGTGGACTGGGTAGCGATACTCAGTCCTTTTTTTGTGAATAAGTGTTAAAAAACCAGCCTTTTACAAAAAAAATTCCATTTTTGTTTTGTCAATTCAAAATAATTTCGTATCTTTGCACCACGAAAACGATAAAACAATAGGAGATAAAGAAATGAAAAGAGTAAATGAATTGTTAGACCAAATGCAGCCCATGAGGGCAGAGGTCAAGAAACGTTGCCTTGCCTACCTTAAAAGGGTACTGAAAAAGGCAGAGGACAACACCATAAATTTCCAAGACGAAGATGGCAACGACATTGGCAACAACTATGTTTGCGTCACCTACGATGGTGGAAGACACCCAGAGTATGCAAGCAACGCTTTCAGCCAAGTTCATAGCATCTATCTGAAAAAGAACAACAAGGGCAAGGATTGCATCATCCTTGACACCGAGGACGATGATGAATACGGCATTGAGAACATCAACTGGGACGAACTCGTTGACCTCACCGACTATGTGTATAAGGTTGTAATGCCATACCTTAAAAAAGGTTAAAAGACCAGCCAAAATTTGGTGGTGTGAAAATAATTTCGTATCTTTGCACCACCAAATAAAAAAGGAGATTAAAGATATGGTAGAAGCAAAATTAAGAGTTGAGACCTTAGAGAATAGGAATAACAATAATCCTTTCTATGGTAACTCTCTCGTTAAAAAAGTGACAGAAGAAACATTCTGTCATGATAAAGACGAGAGAAAGCACATTGCCCCAAGTGGTATTAAAGCCGTTCTGAAAATTGAGAACGTGGTCATGGATATAACGATTAATCGTTATTATTTAGAGCACGAAGCAACTGATGATGGACTTAGCAGATACATTGCTTTCTTTTCAATAGAAGAAAAAGTCTATGAGGTCTGTGTATGGTTTAATCAAGACAACTCTATTAATGCAATATCACTTTCAGAGTGGCTGCAAAGTGGTGATTTTGAAAATGGTGACGATGCAGACAACATCTATTGGAGTGGTGAACATTTCGTTTCATGGATAAAATATTTGAGTTAAATAACGTAATTGTTAAAAAGGATTAAAACCCCAGAGTTTTTTACGAAAATATTTGGTAGATTCAAATAAATTTCGTACCTTTGCATCACAAAAGAGATAAACAACATTATTAATTCATTAAACAATAGGAGATTTAAGTTATGACAAAGAAAGTTACTGAGACTAAGAAAGCAAAGTTTTCACTTGACACACGTGTTCGCCTTGTAGCCGAGAACGAGGGCGGTAAGGGAGTAAAGATGCCAGTATGGTTCAATCTGCCGCAGCACAAGGAACTCCGTCAGCAGCACATCGACATCTGCAAGGGTTTGGTGGCTCTGTCAGTTGCCAACGACAACTACCCCATCACCTACCTTGTGTACTTCGCAGTAGGTAAGAACGCTCACCGCAAGGAGGTGTTTGAGGATGGCTACACTCGCTTTGACGAGAAGAAAGCCGAGAAGATTTTCTCATGGCTGAAACTCTTCGCCAAGTACCACAAGAACGCTAAGTTGTTCCGCAACCCCAACGTGGCTCATGCTCTGTGCCGTTTCTACGACAAGTTCAGCACCAAGACCAAGGACTTCAAGGCTGCAATGGAACTCATGGAGAGCAACCCCAAGGTGGACGTGAAGAACGCAAAGGCTATCGTTGAGGGCATGGGCATTGCCAAGCGTACCGAGGAATCGGAGTTGGCAGCAGCCGAGACCGCTATGGAGCCAGCAGTTGTGACCGCATAAGGCTGTAAGTATCCTATAATATAATAAGGTGCGTGGGGCAGTGTTCCCCACCACCTTTGAAAAAAAATCAAAAAAAGTTGCGAAATTATTTGGTCAATTCAATTTTTTTTCGTACCTTTGCATCACGAAACAAGAAACAATAATAATTATGGGTATCTACGAAACAGAATTGGGTTACAAAGTGACAGAGTTCAATGGTGGACTTGACGTGACAGAGGACGGAGAGTTTGTATGTGAACTCATTGGCAAGACCCTCAACGATTATCGCACAGACAAAGATGATGAAGATTCCGACATTGACGATGATTTGTTGGAAGCAGACATCAAAGAACAAGTAGAGGTTGAATCGTTCCTCGACAATATGGGAGGAATTTACTAAAAGATGTTAAATTTCTACTAAAAAATTTGGTAGTTTCAAAAAATTTTCGTATCTTTGCATCGTGAAAGAGAAACAAAGTAAATAACACATTAAAACAACAACGTAACATGAGTGGACAGAAACGACTTGAAAAGGTTTGCCGCAACAACCGAGTGGTGGCAGTGCCATCAAAGAAGCGCACTGACTACGTTTTAGACGAGAATGGTCAGCAGATGTACGACAAGAAGACTGGCGAGCCGCTTACCAAGCAGACGCAGTTGTATAACATCGTCAAGATGCGCTAAACGTGCCAAGGGGCAAAGAGGGGTAGAACTGCGTTTAGCGGTCATAGGTCAGGAGATAGTCCGCACCTCCCTCACCCATTTAGGGTAGGATAAAACAAACCATAGCGAATGGTAAGTGCTACCGCCACTAATAGAGAGTGTGCGCCAGCCGTGCAACCAAGATTGGGGAAACCTACCCATTTTAATTAAATGTCAAACCTATTAAAGCAGAAAGAATAATGGAACGACCTCCGCCCAGTTAAGGGATATAAGAATTATTATTTATTATGTATCTTAATGCCGAAATATAAAACTTAGAGAATAATGAGACAGAGAGACCGACCCTATTAAGGGATTATATTATAGCACTGATTTAATTAAGACTAATAAGAAAAACTTAGAGAGACCGCCATTTCAGCCCATCCGCTAAGTGCCATGTGAGCGACCAATACAGAGAGCCGCCACGTCCGATAGGCACATCAATTCGCCCCCAAGCCGCTATTAAGAGCCGCTACATTGGGCGTTCAATATGGGGCATCTTCGGTCATTACCTTGCTAAGTTTGCCCACCCCCTCCAAATGTGATAACGTGCGCACATTTCTATCAGCAAAGTAGAGAGGTTGGTTTAGAGGCGAGGTTTTTATTAACATTTAACAAGGGGATTCAAGGGGCAGTGCCGAGTGGTTGCCGATTTTGACTTGCCGCTGCCCATCCCCATTTTGCCCTGATAGCTCAGTTGGTAGAGCATCGGTTGCCAACAACCGAGGGTCGTAGGTTCGAGTCCTACAAGGGGTGCTATGCTCGTTGCGTTGTGATAACGCTCTTTGTTTTCCATAATTTGAATTGTTAGGTTTTTAGTTGGATGATGGGTTTGCCGTGAGGTAAGCCCATCGTTGTTTTTGTAAAAAGTGTTAAATCCCAGATTTTTCTAAGAAAAAATTTGGTAGATTCATTTTTTTTTCGTACCTTTGCACTACCGAACAACAAAGCAGTAATAACAATTAAAAGTAAAAGTAGTATGAACAAGGAAATTAAAAGTTTCGATTTGAGCACCGAGCAGCATGAGATTGCTGTGGACATGGTGAACAACAACAAGCGTAAGGTAGGCTCGTACACCTTGGAAGAGGTAGATGGTGAAATGGCTAACGTGTGGATTGCTGACGCTCATTCTGAGGGTAATACAGAGTACGCAGAGTTTCTTCGCAAGGCTCTCGCAGAGAACGCAGAACTTTACACCTTCACAGACCATTTAGGCGAGTTCTCTCAGCCCATTGGCGAGGTAGCAGTATTCTATAACTAAAAAATGAGGTAGAACTATGGAATACAATTCATGCGATTTTCTTGATGCAGTCAAGAACTACGGAGAACTTGAACACGATGAAATAATGGAGATAACCAATGATGAAGAAATTATCATTAACGGAAAAGTAGTGGATAGTATTCTCGATGATGATGGGTTAAAGTTCTCATACATTGGTGATAATGGATGCGCATATTCAAGGCATCTTGATATAGACGATATTGACGAAGAAATTTGTAACAAGATTTATGAGTTTCTTTGTGATAATCGTAACGAGAATCTTGATTTCTTCAACGGATTGTGTTAAAAACGTTAAAAAGTTTGGTGGTGTGAAGATAATTTCGTACCTTTGCACCATCAAACAAATATAGGAGATAAAGAAATGAACATGGTAGAAAAAGAAAAGGATTTAATCGGTTTCGCTCATAAGGTAATCAGTTTCCGCATGAACGTTATCAAGGCTTGTAAGGCAAAGGGTATCATGCCCCCAACTGACGAGCAGATTAGTGACTATATCAACGGCTACGGACTGCACTTTGAGGACTTCATGGCAGACTTCATAGAGCATGAGGGTATGTTCCGTTGCCTTAGAACTCCCTTAGAGGAATTTAAGGACAAGATTAAGGAAATCTCATGGGGTACACCGCCAACAGAGGAAGAAATACTTGCTTTCTTCAATAAGAACGGCAATAACATCGGATTGTTCTGCAACCAGCGCACCATAAGTAAGATGAAGCCTTTGGAGCGTAAGATTTACTTAAAGACCATTGAGGTGCTTCCTACCGAGGGTCTTGCTGCCTTGTGGAATCTCTTTATAGAGGAAAGTGCTCACTATGGCGAGGATAGTTACATCTATGACTTGGAAAACCCAGAGGACATCAAGTTTCTGCATGAACACATGGAGGGTTGCGAGTTCCAGACCATTAGGAACATGAAAGAGCAAAAAGTTCGCTATGTTCAGTGGTTTGCCCTCAACGACAAGTCTATTCAAGGTAGAACTGACGAGAATATCCAACGCATCATTACCGCCTATTGGAGCGAAATCTTTGAGCGTATTATGATTTTCCCCTCATGTTATCAGCGTCTTATGGGCAAGCAGTGGGGTATCGAATACTTTGACGAGATTGTCTGGCCTATCATCACCAAAGAGGTAGGCATCGAGATTTGTACAGAAACCAACACAATGAAATATTGTGAATAATTCTTAAAAAATTTGGTGGTGTAAGGGAAATTTCGTACCTTTGCACCATCAAATAAATAAAAAAGAAAGAATTATGTGGTTTGGAATTTTTATCTGTGCGTGTGTGGCTATTATGGTAATTGATACAATCAATGACCCAGAGTTCAAAGAAAAAATCAAAAACCTTGAAGAATAATGCTTTACACATTACATTGCTATGACCCAAGCATTTATATTCCAATGCTTAAAGAAATGAGTATTGGCTATTATAGTGCTGAATTTCATCCTAAACGTAAAAAACTTAAATATTGGCAGAAAAAACGTAAATAGACATGACAATAGGACAGAGTATTAAAATAGCCATCAATGCGGCATTTGTTAACACAACATTTCGAGGACGTGACGCAATCACAATTCGTAATACGTTGAACACAAAAGTGCATGGAAGTAACAATATGCTGGTTATGATACCAGTACCTGATGTTAAAGTTGAAAAACTTGACGATATGCACGATAAAATAACTCTCATATATGATGATGCACAAATCGAGGGTGTTATCACTTGGGGCGCATCAAAATTGATGGAAAGTTGTTTTGTGTTCATTAAAATTGAATAATCATTCTTTAATCTCCTTTTTGCCGACTGCAAATGTTAAGAATTGTTAATATTCCAGCATTTGTGGTCGTTTTTTTTGGTCAATTCAAAATAATTTCGTACCTTTGCACCATCAAACAAATAAAAGGAGTTAAAGATATGGCATTTAGAAAGTATCAAGAAGAGATTTACTCAGCAGTCATTAACAAGACACGTGACTGGATGGCTAACAACGTGAGCATCTTAACAAAGAATGGCATCACAGAGGTAGTTTACTACCGCACAAAGATTGCAGTTGTGAACCATAACACAAAATCTGCAAAGTTCGACAATGGCGGTTACACCAACGCTGCAACAACTGCACGTATCAATGCTGTTAAAGAAGCGTGTGACTACTTGGGTTACAAGTATTAAAAAATCTTAAAAGGTACGGAAAAGTTTTGTAGATTCAAAATAATTTCGTACCTTTGCACCAACAAAAGGAGATAAGACATGGATAAGATTAGAATCAGACAGAACTACGAGGACTACGAGAGGGTACAGAAAGCCTTTAAGGAGTTCGTTCATGCCCTTGTATGGGAATCTATGGATATTGACGATGGTGTGCATGAGGATGAAGTAAACGAGCACATCGCTAAGTATTGCAGAACAAATGGTGACCAGATGATTGCACTTACCAACGATAGTGTTACGAAGTTCATCAAATCACTTAACTCTCGCTTTGAAGTTCATTGCTATGAGATTGACGCAAACGGCAATGCGATTGAAGAAACTGCAAAACATTTCAACACTGATAATGGTGTTATCGCTTTCAAAAAGGCAGCAGAGTTCTATCGTCATGCTAAGTGTCCGCAAGTGAACATCTATGATAATGAATTGGATAAGTATGTAGCCGAGTGGGATTAACTATGAACAGAGAGGAACTTTTGGCGGCTATCCGCAAAATTGTTGGTAGGAAGTTTCAGTTTTCAGAAGCCTACGCAAAGAAGTGTGGCGGCTATCCTACCCTTGGGGCAAACGAAAGAACGTATAGTATTCTCACAAGAAAATACGTTTACATTCCTTGCCGTGTGACTTTCGGAAAAAACGCAGAGGGTGAAGTTGGTGCGTATTTTAATCGCTATTCACTTTATAAGTATTTTGACGGAGTTGTCATTACAAAGATTGAGTACGAGCAACTTTTCACAAAGGACTTGCAGAAAATCTATGATGATTTGCTTTTCTTTCTTTGGTGGGAGAAAAACGTCCGCTTGCAGAGAGTTGAAAAGGAATACAACGAGTGCCGCAAACACGTGGACATCTACGATAAAATAGAGATTTCTAACGAAGATATGAGAAAATTGGAAAATCGTTGATATTTATATTTGGTTTTCAGATTGATTTTTTATATCTTTGCAAAGAGAGGGAAACCGCCCAAAGTGAGTGAGGAACACTTTGGGTATTTAAGGAAGAAAAACCTTTTTAAATTGATTGGGATAGGCATTGGGGAGTGTCTATCCTTTTTTTTTGAAAAAAAACTCTTAAAAAATTTGGTCAATTCAATTTTTTTTCGTAACTTTGCACCATCAAACAAATAAAGAATTAGAATTATGAGTAATAGCAAAGTTAGAAAGCAGTTGGAAGCTATTGAAGCTAAGACTAAGAAGTATTCTGAGTATACAAAGATTGAGGGTCTGTTGCTCAACTATCAGATGTGCAAGGCATATTTCCATGACCAGAGTGCCAGCATCATCGGAGTCGCTGAGTTGATTCTCAAAGAGAAATATAATCTTCCTTGGCAGACGAAGTTCATCCGTAGGGCATTGATGGATGCGAGGGGCAAAAGCAACCCCATGATTTCCATCCCTCAGTTCAAGTATGATGAGCGATTGCATGACATTCTTTCGAAGTTCGTGAAAAAGAACTTTGACAAGATGGCGGCTGACCAAAAGAAGAATAGCACCTATCCCTTTGCGTTTAGGGATTTGATGGAGAAAAATTCATAAATCTATTCTTTTTGTTTTTGTGGGTGTGGTTTTAAAAGGCTGCACCCACTTTTTTCTTAAAAAATGTTAAGGAATTTGGCTATGTGCTGGGAATTTCGTACCTTTGCACTACCAAACA